TAGTAATAATCTTGGACTCTGGGCAAGAGCAAGAGAGATCACAGAAAACCTTATCTACCGACCCAATCCTGCTACCAATTTCGGAGATGCTTATAACGCAGCCGTTGACTACGCCTTCGAGCATGGCAAGTTTGACTCATTAATTTTAGCTAACGATGATGTGGTTCTTAATCCAGATACGCTATCGTTAATGCGGGAAGATGCGGGAATCCTGGAATCTCGTGGCGTGAAATACGGATTCTTAGGCGCAAGAAGTGACTATGTGTTGCCGGATCAGAACATCAGGTTCCCGGTGGATGGTGACAGACGGGCAGGATTGAAGTGGGAAAGTGAGCATCAGATCAAGTTGACTCCGGTGATTGCGCCTATTTTCGCGTCGATAAACCGGGAAGCATGGGGAGTCGCTAAGTTCCCATCAACTAATTGGTATTCAGATAATATAATATGCCATGACTTGAACGTGGCGGGTTATCAGCATTTCGTCAGTAGGGCTTATGTGCATCATGCAGGAAGCCAGACGGTAGGTGTTGATTTCAAGAAATGTCACGAAGAACCGAGGGCGTGGATATTAGAGAATCGCGCCGATATGTACGAGGCTATCTATGGCTGAGTTTCGCAAATTGCCTACACAGGCAGAGCTACAGCAAATGCTGTTTATGGAGTCAATGCGGGTAAAGACTCCGCAGGAGATTGCTCAGGAAAATCTAGCTAAGGGAACGACGATCAAGCCGATTCCTGATAACGTCTTTCAGAAGATGGCTGGTGGTGCTAGAACGGCTGGAGAGTTTGTTAATCGTGCTGGAACAGCGGCAGACGTAGCGAAACTATTTCCCGGCTACACAGGCCAGAGTACCGTAAATATCCCGACTAGCTTTAACTTTGCGCCTAAGCAAGCTCCTACGGGTGAGATTATCCCCGGTGGATTGCAGACTCAGCCTGTCCAAGTAAACCAGTTGCTCAAGGCGATTAAACCTGCGGATGTATTGGGTATATCAGGGGCAGAGAGGGCTTATACGGATGTTGGTAAGGGTGAGGCTCCTAATTTATTGGATGTTGCTGATATAGCGTCGTTAGGTTACTTGCCAGCAAAAGCAGTAACAATGGCTCCGAGTATCGGGAAAACTGTTGTCGGTGCGGTTCGGAACGTAGCAAAGACGGACATAAAACCAGAAATTCCGTCTTTAATCGGGAAAGGTGTAAAAGATGGACAAAACTACAAAATCAGTCAAGAAGGTGGCTTCTACAACGTCACGCCCAGAGAGCTTGCAGAAAGCGGAGATGCTTTTAAGCAAACTCAGGGAATCGGGATATATCCCGGAACAGCTGCCACCACTAGAGGAAGGGGACAGGCTGTATATGGCTTTGATGAACAAGAAGCGAACAGGCAAGTTCTCTCTCGACTAAGCGATCCTCAGCAAAACCCGTTACTGAATGTCGCAAGCAGCTACACACAAAGCAATCTAGGTAAGCCTTACGACCTAAATCTAAGGATGCCGGAAAGCAGCCTAGCGAAACAAAGTGGTATTGGTAGGTCTTACGAAATAATGGTTGACGCATCGAAACAGCAAAAGGATGCCGTTTTCAATGCTTACGCCAACGACCCAGAATTTGCGCCAATCATCCAGCAGTTTAAGATTAAAGACTACGATGATCTGGTAGCAAAGTCATACCAGCAACTAGAAAAAGAAACCGTCCAGCAGTTTAGGAAGCTACCGTTAAGGCTGCAATTCCATAGTGGCGAGGGAAATTACCTTGATTCTCCTGAAGCAGTCAGGGACATGATTCTTCATGGGAATTTGACTGTTTACAAGGGTGGAGACCGGCACAATTTCTTACATAACGTAGATAAAGAGACTGGTCTAAACTCAAATGAGATGTTTAGGGCTGTTCACGATGCTTTTGGACACGGAATCCGTGGGAATAGCTTTGGCGCGTTAGGTGAGGAAGTTGCTTGGGGATCACACGCTCAGATGTACTCACCGCTTGCCAGAATTGCAATGACAAGTGAGACACGAGGCCAGAATAGTTTTGTAAATTACACCCCGATCAATGCCGACTTGACTCGTGCGATGGAGCAACTACGGCAAAGCCAATACGAGGCTAAACGTCGTGGAGATGATGCGTCGGCGGCTGAAATTGCTCAGGCGATAAGGGATTTGGGTAACGATTGGCAATATGCAAAACAGGCATCTGTCGCTTTGCCACCAGAATTTACCCGATTGGATTTTGCTGGTGGGATGCCGGAATACTTACGAACAACCCAAAATGTACCGCTAGAGACTGCACCAGAGCAGCTAACTCATTTCAGTAGACAGGCAGGATTACTTGGTCTTGATCCTACAAAATACGGAACTGGCATCAAAGGTTCAGAGGCTGCACGATTAGCACAAACAAGGAATCCAGTTATCGACAGAACCTATTTCTATCGTGGTGAACCGGGATCAGTAACGCCAGAAGCAGGACTAGGAACTAACGTATATACGACAGCATTGCCAAATTTATATGATATAACTGCTGATCCATTAAATTTAGGACAGTTAGCAAATATCCGTAACATGACAAGTTGGGCTGCAAAATATGGTCAAGGCAGACAAGATCAGGCTCAAATGCTTACAGACCTAGAGCGTCTAACGAAAGAATACGGTTACGGTGGACTACTTGACCCAACAAAAGCTGTTATATGGAACCCGACACAAGTACAGCAGGTAAGATGAGCAAGGCATGACATCCAGAGGATAATGCAAAAATGGAAACAGAACACAGTAAAGAGGAAGAAGTTACAGCCTATCCTGGGTTAACTAATGCAGGTAAGGGTAGGCCAGCAGGAGTGCCTAATAAGTCTACTGCGGTAGTGCGTAATGCTATTGCTACTCTGCTAGAGAAGAACGTGCCTTACATGGACAGATGGCTCCAGAGGGTAGCTGAGGGAGATGAGGTGCTAGGGTTAAAGCCTGATCCAGCCAAGGCACTAGACCTAATGCAGAAGCTATCTGAGTACCATATACCCAAGCTGGCTAGGACAGAGGTAACGGGTAAGGATGGGGAAGCCCAAGAGCATATTGTGAGATGGGGAGGACGGAAATGAGCTATAAGCCAGTAAATTGCCCACAATGCAGCGCGTTCCTAGTGAACAACAAGTGCCTGAACTGCGGATACGTTAAGTGACTGAGATAGTCATTCCTTACGAGCCAAGGGAGCAGCAACTAAGCATCCATGACGCTATTGATGAGACCAGATTTACGGTCATAGTTGCTCATCGAAGAATGGGGAAAACTGTCAGCGCGATCAATCATCTCATCAAGTCAGCCATTGAGTGCGACAAGCCTGAGCCACGACTTGCCTACATTGCGCCTACTTACGGACAGGCCAAAAGGGTAGCGTGGGATTACCTTCAGAAGTACACAAGATCACTAGGAGCTACCTACAATGTATCTGAGTTACGTGCTGATTTTTGGGGGCGTAGGGTTAGTCTTTACGGGTCTGATAATCCTGACAGTCTGCGCGGTCAGTATTTTGATGGCGTGGTTATCGACGAAGTTGGCGATCAGAATCCGAGAATTTGGAACGAAATCGTCAGACCTGCTCTTTCCGACCGTCTTGGGTGGGCTTGCTTCATTGGGACTCCTAAAGGCAATAACCATTTCGCTGAACTAGCAGAAAGAGCCAAGAACGAGGACGGATGGAAATTCCTACAATTTAAGGCTAGCGAGACAGGCGTATTACCAGAGTCTGAGCTAAAAGCTGCTTACCGGGAAATTGGTGAGGAACTCTATAACCAAGAGTTCGAGTGCAACTTCAATTCTGCCGTGCAGGGGAGCTACTTTGGGAAACTTATTAACGACCTTGAGAGGGATCATCATATTACTGATTTTCCTCGTGACGATCTGTGTCGTAGCTTTACTGCATGGGATCTTGGCATGGGTGACTCTACGGCTATATGGGTTGCTCAGGTGGTTGGAAAAGAAATTAGACTCCTTGATTGCGTCGAAAATCATGGGCAAGCGTTAGATTGGTACGTTAATTGGCTAAGAGACAACAAGTACGAGGGATTTACCCATATCCTGCCCCATGACGTACAGGTAAGGGAACTAGGCACAGGCAAGAGCCGTAAGGAAGTCTTAGAGGAAGCAGGGCTGTCCATAACGGTTGCGCCTAGATTGTCGGTAGCTGATGGGATTCAGGCTGTGAGGAGACTGTTGCCTAGATGCTGGTTCCATCCGAGGACTAAGCAGGGATTAGATGCCTTACGGAACTACCGCCGGGAGCATGACGAGAAACGGGCTATCTTCTATGAAAAGCCACTCCACGATTGGTCATCACATTTTGCAGACGGGTTCAGATACCTAGCGATAGGTCTTGACGAAGGCGATAGTTCATGGCAGACAACGTTGCCAATTTCAACGAAATGGATTGTATAATAGGCAAAACCCATAAGGATTTGCTATGAAGATGGATGAGGGTCAAATCAAGGGGATTATCGAGAATGAGATCGATAACTCCATCGGTTACATTGATACCGAGACTACGGATCAGCGATCCAAAGCACTAGAGTATTACCTACGTTATCCATATGGTAACGAGGTAGAAGGCCGTAGCCAGATTGTGACTGGTGAGGTAGCCGAGGCTATCGACGGTGCGTTACCCCAACTTATCCGGGTCTTTACGACCACCGAGGATATTGTCTCCTTTGAGCCTCAGACTCCAGAAGATGAGGAGTCCGCTAAACAGGCCACAGACTACTGTAACTGGGTCTTTTACCGTGAGAATGACGGTCTAATCATCCTGCACAACTGGTTCAAAGACGCGCTAATGATGAAGGTTGGCGTGGTTAAGGCGTACTGGGAAGCCCAAGAGGACGTTAATAAAGAGTCCTACAAGAACCTGACCGAAGACGAGCTAGCCTTATTGCTGTCTGATCCTGCCATTGAGGTAGTGAGCCAGAAGGTCGAGATGGTTGACGGTGGTGTGGATATGATGGGTATGCCTATCCAGATTCCTTACTACTCGGTCAAGGTCAAGAAGGTTAAGAAGTATGGCTGCGTCAAGATTGAGAACGTACCGCCGGAAGAATTCCTGATTAGCAAATCGGCAAGAACTATTGAGGATAGCCCGTTTGTGGCTCATCGTCGTTTGATGACTCGTTCTGAACTCATAGCGATGGGTTTCGACAAGGACATCGTAGAGGGATTGCCTAGCTACGACGAT